GCAAGAGTTTGTAGATTCATGGCAAGCATTACAATTAGGATATAGTGCATTCGATACTATCCCTGCTAATTTCAATGACTACTTAATTTCTTACACAGGTGGTAAAGTTGCAGAAGCAACTGAAATCGCAATCTGGAGAGGAACTAACACAAATGGTTCTTTCACAGGTTTCGAATCTTTATTCTCTGCTTCAGTAGCATTATCTACAACAGTAGTATCAGGTGCAATCACAGTATCAACTGGTGTTATCCCTGCATACTCTGGTAGCACTTTAATCGGTGGTCAACCAATTAGTGGTTCTATCACATCTGCAAATGTAATTGCTAAATTAAACGATATCGTTAACTCTATCCCTGATACAGTTTATGGTAAAGAAGATTTATTATTATATGTAGGTACAGGTGTTGCTAAGGCTTACCAAACTGCTTTAGGTGGTGGTTCAGTAGGTGCTAACGGATACAACAACCAATTGACTGTAGGTGAAAAACCATACAACTTCAATGGTATTGATATCGTAATGTGTCCTGGTATGTCTGCTAACAAAGTAGTTGCAGCTCAAAAATCAAACTTATTCTTCGGAACAGGTTTACTTTCTGACTACAATGAAGTGAAAGTATTAGACATGGCTAACATTGATGGTTCTCAAAATTACAGAGTGATTATGAGATACACTGCAGCTGTACAATTCGGTATCGCACAAGATATCGTTTACTACGGAGCTTACTAATAAAAACTAATTAAAGGGTGGGTTAAACACTCACCCTTTTTTAATAACAAAATAAAACTTAATCAATATGCCATGTAATTTAGCAGCTGGAAGAAATGAAGTTTGTAAAGATAGTATCGGTGGTTTAGCCGGCGTTTACTTCTTAAATTATACAACATCTTCTTTCACACAAACAGCAGGAACAGCAACAGCTGACCCTCTTTTAACTGGAATACCTTCAGGCTCAACCCTGTATTATTATCAGTTAAAAGGAACAAGTGCATATACTGAGACGGTAAACACTTCTCGTGAAAATGGTACAACTTTCTTTTCTCAAGAGTTAACTCTTAACTTAAAGAAATTGACAAATGAAATGACTACTCAATTAAAGCTTTTAGCTTATGGTAGACCTCAAATCATCGTAGCAACAATGAACGGAGAAGCATTTTTAGTAGGTAAAGAAGAGGGTGCAGATTTAACTGCAGGTACAATTCAAACAGGAGCAGGTATGGGTGACCTTTTTGGTTATTCTGTAACTATGACTGGACAAGAAAAATTACCAGCTCAATTCTTATCAGGCTCAACTACAACTAATCCATTAGCAGGTTTAACCGCTAACTACACAGTTGTATACGGAACTAACGACTAATCAGTATATCACAAATATATTATAAAGACCCTGCTCTATTGAGTGGGGTTTTTTTATTCACTATATTTACTATTTCCAATGTTAAACATAAGAACAAACTAATACAAGATAATGCTTACTTATTTTATCTCTGGCAGTAATAATTACACCATTAGAGTAGCACAAACTACCTCTAATGCATTTACAATGTCACTTCAAGATATGACAAGACTAACTAATACTACTGCATCTTTATCCGGAGTAACTTATAACACATACGAAAGTATGTTATCTTTTACTGCATCTGTAAGTGGTGCAATAGTCGGAGAGGAGTATAGAGCATTTATAACTGCTGGTAGTGCAAGTATTTTTAATGGTTCAGTACAAGTATTTACTTCACAAAGTATTGCTAAACCAGAATACAAAACACAGAATGATGGATTTATTTCTAATCCTTCTACAAACGAATATGTAATTATAGACTAATATGAAAAAAGAAACGAAACTTTCAATTGTAAATGTAACTAATAACCAACTTCCTTATATTACAGAGGATACTAAAACTCGATATACATGGGTGCCATTCGGTGTTTTTGGACACGATGACTTCTTTGACGCAGTTAATGTTGCATATAATGCATCAACAACTAATGCTGCATGTGTAGAAGGTATTGCTGATTTAATATATGGTAAAGGTTTATACTCAAAGAATTTAACATTCAATGATACATTACAAAAGATGATTCCACAAGAGGAAACAAAGAGAGTTGCATTTGACTTAAAGTTATTTGGTAATGCAGCATATCAAGTTTATTGGAATGATGAACATACTAAAATAATTAAGATGTTTCATACTCCAATTCAGACACTTCGTGCAGAAAAGATATACGATAATCCAAAGATACAAAACTATTATTATTGTGTAGATTGGAATGACCAAAGAAAGGTTAGAGATAAGAAAAAGATACCTGCATTTGGGACTTCTAATGAAAAGATGGAAATACTATGGGTAAAGAATTATACTCCAAATTTATACTATTATAGTTTGCCTGATTGGGTATCTGCAATGCAATACTCTATCGTTGAAGGTGAATTATCAAACCTACACTTAAACAATATTGAAAATGGTTTCTTGCCAATGGTGATGTTGAATATGAATAGTGGAGTTCCTGCACCTGAAGAAAGACAAACAATAGAAGATTTATTATATGCTAAATTTACAGGTACTAAGAACGCTGGTAAGTTTATGTTGTCGTTCAATGACGACCCTACAACTAAACCGACAATCGATGTTATCCAAATAGACAACTTACATGAAAAGTTTCAGTATGTTGCAGAATACGCACAAGATAGAATCTTAGTTGCACATAGAGTAACCAGTCCTTTATTATTTGGTATTAGAACTCAAAACAACGGATTTAGTTCACAATCAGAAGAAATGATGACTGCATTTAGTATCATGCAATCTATGACTATATCTCCATTCCAAAACTTAATCTTAAATACATTGGATATGGCATTAAGAGAAGGTGGATATAGTGATATGGAATTATACTTTGAACAATCAACTCCATTGGTAATTCTTTCTCAACAAGCTGAGGAGCAAGATAAGTCAGTTGCACAGGTAGAAGATGAAACAAATAAATCATTAGAAAATCCAGCAACAACAGAGCAGGGTGAAGACCAAACAGTAGAGGAACCTCTACCAAACAAAGCAGACGAAGAAGCATTTAGAATGCCGACATCATTAAGTAAAGAATACGAAATATATAAATAACCATTATGGCAACAGCACTTTTTATAACAAGAAACGATATCATAAAGAATAGTCCTTTACAGGGTGCGATAGATGCAGATGCTCTATTACCATTTATGAATACGGCACAAGTAAAGTATATTAAAAACCTTATCGGTACAGTTTTATACGATTACTTACAGGCACAAATCATTGCAGGAACTGTTGGTGATTTATCAATAGCTTATCAAGACTTATTAGACGACCATATTAAACCAACTTTGATTTGGTATACATGTGTTGAGTATATACCATTTAGTTCAATACAATTCAAATCTAACGGAGCAGTTAAACAATCGTCTGAACAGGCAACTGCACCTTCTAAATTGGAAATTGATTATCTAAAGCAACAAGCACAAACTAACGCTGACTATTATGCTTTAAGATTACAAAACTATTTGATATCTTACTCAAACTCAATACCACAATACTTACAATCAGTAGGCAATCAAACACAGATTTATCCAGACCAAACAAATCAATATTTTGGTGGTATTCAATTATAATAAACTTTTAATATGTCAGTAATATACAATCAAGGAACGAATTATACTTTATATTATAATGCATTGGATTATTTTAAAACAATAATGACCAATCACCCTTCTATTGCTAAAGTAACAACTGGCGATTTGTTAGAGGTAGATACAAAGGAATTTCCAATGTATCCGATAGGTAATGTAAATATATTCACTACAAACATACAAGAATCAACAACTAAGTTTCAAGTACAATTGATAATAGCTGATAAGATTAAAAATAAGAATAACGAATCTAACCCTGTCACTAATGCACAAAGTATTCCATTTTTTGGTGTTGACGATACTATTGATATTCTTGCAAACACACTTGCTATTATAAATGATTTAACTTCATATACAGAATATTCAGTAGCAGCATTTGATATAGATACAGATATTGTTTGTGAACCTTTTGTCGATAGATTTAATAATGGACTAGCTGGCCATGTCGCCACATTTACTTTGACTACTCACAACGATAGAAACCGTTGTCTTTTTTTTTTGATTAACCCGTCTGGTAGCGGTTATCAAATACAAAATTGTTCGACATCTGAAACTTATTACGCAGTATTAAATACTCAAGTTGCAACTGGTAGTGTATTTTCATCATATTATCCTTATGATGGTGCATGTTATGAAGTATTAGAAGAAGTTGAAGACTTTGATAGTTGGAATCTTGTTGGTTTACCTGTACTTAAAACTTTTACTACTTGTAGTGTATGTGTACAATGCCAAACCATTGATATCGTTAGAGATGGTTTAATAATGGCATTTGATTATACTTCTTATAATACAGATGGTACATTGACGGACAAATCTGGTAATGGATATAATGCAAATTGGTATGGTAATCTTACTAATTCATCAAGTGCATTACAATTTGATGGAACATCATCGTATATAGAATTTGATATAGATGCAAATCAAATGTATCAAAGTTGGAAATGGACAATTGATACTTATGGAAAAATAAATGATGTAAATAATGTTACACAATACGGACAACTTATAGCTTTTAATGGTACAAGTGGTAGTTTAGTGAATAATCCGGTTTGGTCATTTTCAACGCAAACATCAGGAAGTACTACACCTGATTTGGTAGCATATCACGCATTAGTAACTACCAAAGATACACCAATTACTGCATCATTAACATTACCTCATCAGTTTACTTATATTGGTAGACAAAGTGGAAGTGGTGGATTATCAGAAGTAACTCTATCAATGGATACTAATCCATTATCAGGAAGCGGTTCAGGATTAAATGAAAATATAGGCAGAGCTTTTAATGGTAACGGAATTACATTTACAGGAGCAGCAGCTACATCATCTTCAATACAATTGTTTGGTGGCCCTCAAAGAACATATACATCTCCATTTGGGCCAATAACTTGGAATGCATTGAGTGGCTCTATACAATATATTTTATATTACAATAGAGATTTAACACAAGCTGAAATACAACAAAATAATACATTTTATTTATGTAATAAAACCATAACGCCTGGTACAACTACTACAACAAGTACGACTAGTACTACAAGTACTACTACTTCCACAACAAGTACTACAACTACAACTACAACTGAAAGTCCTTTCTTAAATATTGAGTATTTATTAGTTGCAGGTGGTGGTGGTGGAAGTAATGATAACTTTGCAGGAAGAGAAGCATATGCTGCGGGTGGTGGTGCTGGTGGATATATAAGTGGTAGCACAACTTTAACTGGTTTAAATTCATTAGATGTAGTTGTTGGTACCGGTGGAACTGCAGGAACATATGGTGGTTCAAATAATCAAAGTGGAACAAACTCTACATTTTTAGGTTTAGAAGCAATAGGTGGTGGATATGGTGGAAGACAATCAGGACTTGGAAATGGCGCTAATGGTGGTTCAGGTGGAGGTGGATATAGTCAAGCAGGAGCTGGCGGTAGTGGAACTGCAGGACAAGGATTTGCAGGTAATAGTGGTGCACAATTAGTTGGTTTGAATCTATATAGAGGTGGTAATGGTGGTGGTGCCTCAAGTGCTCCATACGATATAGGAGATTTAGGTGCAAGAAAACCAGGTTTATCTAAACTATGGTTAGATGGATTTTATTATTCTAGTGGTGGTAAAGGAGCTGGTTCAAACGATGACCCTGAAAATGCTGGTTCAGCTGGAAATGGTGGAACAGGTGTTAGTGAAGGAGTAGGAACTGCAGGTCAAAATGGTATTGTAAAAATCAGATACGCAGGTACTCCAAGAGCAACAGGTGGAAGTATTTCACAAAGTGGTGGATATACATACCATACATTTAGTAGTAATGGTACATTTATTTGGAATGCACCAACTACAACCACAACAACAAGTACAACTAGCACGACAACACTTGCTCCTACTACTACGACTACAACAAGTACAACTAGTACTACGACAACAACACTTGCTCCTACTACAACTACAACGACTGTAGCACCTACAACTACAACGACTACGGCAGCAGCAACAACGACTACGACAACAGCAGGTACAACTACGACAACAACAATATCATATGATTATTATAGTGCTGATGAATATAGTTGTACAGGATGTACTTTAACAGGCCCAACACCTGTCAAATTCCCCGCAGGTACAGTTGTAACAATAGGTAAGTTTTATAGAACCAATCCAAATACTGCATATTCTTATTTAATAAATTCAGTATCAACTCCTGGTGGAGCATTGACAATGGATACAATTCCTTATAATAGTTGTGCATTAGCTTGTGCAACTACAACTACTACAACATTGGCTCCTGGTATTTATAATTTTTATCAATCAGTTGATTGTTGTACTACTTCATCATATAGTTATGTAGCAATACAAAGTGGAAGTTTATTCTGGCCTGCTTCTGCAGTTGGATTAGTATTATATAATCCAACAACTGATAGATGTGAAACATTAGTTGCAAGTTCTTCTGCAGTAATTCCATCATTTGTAATAACACAAGCTAATGAATTTACATATGGATATGGATATGGTGCTGACCAATGTAATAGATGTGCAATATTAGGAGCACATATATGTTCAGGCTCTATTTGTTATAATTGGTCATTCCAAAATACAAATGTTAGTACTGCAAGAAATGTTTATATTGTTAATTGTACTGGTAGTTCACAAACTATTTCTGTACCAGCATCATCAAGTGTAAATGTATGTAGTTATGCTACACCTATTGCAGAAGTTCCTACTAATACAATAATAACTAATTTAGGAGTTTGTGGTGGAACAACTACAACAACTCTAGCACCTTAAACTATAAATAAATGGCATTAGATATACCTTTAAAGAATGTAGCAAAGTCAATTAGAAATGCAGCAAGTGCAATTGCACCTAGAGATACTGGCAATCTAAGAAATGTTTTGAGAAGTTATAACACACCGGAAAGAATGGTAACTATTATGCCTGACGGAAGTGGTATGATTAAATTCTATACGGGCCCTCCTGGTGCATCTTATGGTCAATGGTGGAATGAACCTCCTACACCAGCAAGTAAGCAAAGGAAGTCTCTAAAAAGAAATAATTCAGAACATTGGAATTATGGTTCTAAAGCAATGAAAGACCCTGAAGTTAGAGCAAGAATAAAAGATTATGCTAAAGCAATAGGTAAAAAGATTGCAACTGATTTGGCAGTATCTGTAAGAAAGAAATAACCCTCACTTATTTTTTTAATTTCGGTGGTTAGATAAGAAACGAATTAGTAATGGCTTTATCTATAACTCAAATACCAGCAAATGTATCTTTAGCACAATCACCGATTATATTTTCGGTATTGGAGTCTAACGCAGCATTGATTACATCTTCATCATTTCAATATATTGGTGAATTATATTATTGGCAAGGTGCATTAAATAACTCAGGTAGTTCTGCTAATTATGTCATTACAAAATATGCAAATACTTCTAACACAGGTATTTTTGACTTAAATAGAATTATAAACTCTACATTAACAGATTACGCAGAAGCTAATACCTCTAATGTAGTTTACTTTGCAGTAGATTTTTATACACAATATCTTTCAGGTACTACATACATAACTGGTAGTCATGTTAAATCATCTACATATAAAGCATTAGATGGTTATTCTATATTTCAAGAAGGAATAGGACAAGAAGTATATTCTAAAAGTCCACATTGGCCTTTGATGACCGATGGCCCTGCAACACAATCTGCATTTATAGATAATACTGGTACATCAGGAGTATATGTTGGAACTACCGGTGGGACAACTCCAACAAAAATAGTTTATACAAGTAATGTTGGAACTGCTGATTTTGCATTAACTTCAACAACTGCAACAAGTGGTCAAATTTCACAATATCCTATTGGTGCAGCACAGTCTGGATTTCCAATTGTAAACTCATCATTGACTTATTATACTGTTCAAGCTTATAATGGTTCAACACCATTGGGAACACCTGTTAAATACGATATAACTTGCAAACAGAAGTATCCTAATGTAAGAATTAAATGGAAAAATAGATACGGACAATTTGATTGGATGAATTTTGATTTAGTAAGTAGAGAATCATTTCAAACTGAAAGAAGAACATATCAACCACAATTAGGTAGTTGGGAAAGTTCTACATTAACTTATCAAAGATATGATACTGCAAATGCTGCATATATTGTAGACTCAAAACAAGGTTTAAGTGTAAACTCTAATTGGTTAGATGACGCATACAATGAAATACTAAAACAATTGTTAGTGTCTGATGAGATTTATTGGATTTATAATGAAGCAACATCTACATTAAGACCATTAACTATTGTAACTCAAAATATAGTATTCAAAACAGGTGTTGTAGATAAATTGGTACAATATCAGTTTGACTTCCAATATGGACAACCTTACAAGCTTATCATCTAATGGGAATAATTAGTACACAATCGTTTACTTTTAGATTATTGGCAGGAAATCCTTCTGTTCAATTAGATATATTTGAAGACGAAGATATACAATTATCAAATAATATAACAGGTTTATTTGATGTAGGTATTTTACCTTCTGATTTCACAAAGCAAATAAGCCTACCTGGAACGAAAGTAAACAACGCATTTTTCGAGCATGTCTACGATATTAGTATTGACTCACCTTTTCTATTTGCAACCAATATAAAGGTTCCTGCATACTTTGATTTTGATTCTGTGTATCTATCTGATGGTTACTTGCAATTGAATAAAGTAAATTTAAGAGAAAATAAATTTATTGAAAGTTATGATGTAACTATTTATGGTAGTTTATCTAGTTTTGGTAGAGATATCAATAGAAAATATTTAACCGATTTAACTACATTAGCTGTATACAATCACACTGCATCTTACGATAATATTTCGGCAAGTTGGGGTGGTAATTTATTTGGTGGAAATATAGTTTATCCACTTGCAGACTATGGTAGTGCATATACATTTACACAAGGTCAATTGGATTTATATGGAATAGATGACCAAGATGGTGCACTATGTGTACAAAACTTTAAACCTGCAATTAGAATTAAACCAGTAGTAGATGCAATCTTTACTGAAGCAGGTTTTACATATACATCTTCTTTTATGAATGAACCATTTATAAATGATGTTTATATGATTTGTAATAATTCATTAAAGTATCCTGAGTTTAGTGGTATTGATTTGGAAACATATGGTAAAATAAAAGTAGGCGCAGTATCGGGTAGTGGTATGACAGATATAAATTTGCCTTCAGGTAGTTGGGTTACACTACCATGGTATAATGAATTATCTGACCCACAAAACTTTTATACAAATGGTGCATATAGAGTTGAGAAAACGACTAACTTAAAAGGTGCATTAAATATAAACATAAATGTAAGTGGCTCGGCAAATAATATGCCAGGTACACTTTCTGCAAATGGAACATGGCAAATAAGAATGTTAGAAACAGGTAGTTCAACTCCTTATTCAACTCGTGCAGTATCATCTTATATACGATTCTTTGACCAATTACAACAAAGTAGAGGAGCTATAACTGTTGGTATCAATACAACATATGAGTTAGCAAGTCAGTTCAAATTTGATACTATACCTGCAGGTAATTATTATTTTCAAATAAGACAATCACCAAATTATCCATCATCGGTTGCATCTTTACCAGTTGTGACATTAGACCCACAAGGAACAACTAAATCTTTTATAGAAATTACAGAAGTTAAACAGGCTGCTGATGGTAGAGTAATGGACATACCTTCTAACATGCCGTTTGGTACTAGTGGAATTAAACAAATAGATTTTATTACAGGATTACAAAAGAAATTTAATTTAATAATTTATCCTGATAAAACTACACAAAATAGATTTATAATTGAAACATTTAATAGATGGTATTTGCAAGGTGAGATAAAAGACTTTAACAGATATATCAATGTAGACGAAAAAATAGAAGTTATACCTGCAAATAATTTAGCAGTGAATGAATTAAACTTTGGTGATACTTTAGACCAAGATTATATTTCACAACAATTTTCAAAGGCTGCTAATAGAGAATATGGAAAAACATATTATACAGATACAACAAACTTTTATTCACAAGGTAAGTTTGAAGTTAAAACTACATTTGGTTCATCTCCTTTACTTAGAATAACAGGAACAGGTTTATCTGGAAGTGTTGGAGGTGTCAATCCACCTGTCACACAATATAGTGCAGGTACTTGGAGTTTTACATCAGGTGGTGCATTAGCTGCATGTGATTCAACATTGGATATACAAATATATACTGCAAATGGTTTATTAACATCTGGTCAAGTTGCATACAGAGACCAATATGGTCTTGACCCAATAATTGGATATACATTCTTTAGTAATGGCCTTTTAATTTACGCAATCAATTCATCAACAGGAGTAATATCGGTTTCATCAGCAAGATGCCGTAGATAAAAAATAACTTATGAGTCAAAGAATACCAATATACATACCAACTTATATCAATAGTGAACAATATACTCCTGCAAGAGTATTGCCTCGTTTATTTTTTTATAATGGATTGATTGATTGTGAAACTTATTGGATTGAAAGTGGTTCAGCAACTTTTGGTGGTGTAACATTTCAACAAAATGCATTTCCATATTTTGACAATTATAATGTAGTAACAGGTAGTTTTCCAACTGTAGATTCTAATTCGTTATTATTTACAAACGAAAATGCATCCTATGGAGAAATACCAATAGGTAGTCTTTACACAAATTATTGGGATACTTACATAAGTTTATTATATAATCCAAAAACAAGATTGGTAAATTGTTCAGCAATTATACCTTTAGCTGAATATTTCCAAATGGAATTAAATGATATTGTAAACTTTAGGGGTAACTATTATCATTTGCGTGCTATAAACGATTATTCACTTAAAACAGGTGAATGTAATCTACAACTATTAGGGCCTATTATTGGAAATACATTTACTGCAGCAAATACAAATACTCCAACAACTACTGCAGGCCCTACTACGACTACAACTGCTGGGCCTACAACTACAACTACGACGACAACTGCTGGCCCTACAACTACAACTACTACAATTGCAGGTACTACTACCACAACAACTACAATTGCTGCTTGTAATTTGTATTCACTATACTTACCTTCGGGAGTAACAGTTGACTTTGATTATGTATTATGTGGAACGAACTATTCTCAAAGTATTGCAATATCAGCTAATGAAGAATATACTATTTGTATTCAAGGTGACAAGTATGAAAGAGGAACTCCGGTTGTTGTAACTAACTTAGGTGCATGTACTACAACTACAATTGCTCCTGGAAGTTGTCAAACTTGGATATTAAACCCAGATAGTACAAATGTTTGGTTTGGTAATTATGTGAACTGTTATGGAAATGCAATTAGTGGTGCAACGGTAGATTCACAAAATGCACCATTTAATAATCAAATATGTGCAATCGGTATACCACAAAGAGTAAGTGGTGGTAATTTGATTACTTCAGGAAGTTGTGTAACTACAACTACATTAGCACCTGGATGTTCTACATTTGTAATTACTAATAATGGTACATTCTTTGACTTCTTTGGTAATTATGTTTATTGTGGAGCAAGTGTAAGTTCTTCTTACTCAGTACCAACTGAATCAACTATAACATTGTGTGTACAAGATGGTAAAATAGATTTACCTACTGGCCCTAACTATGTAATTAATATTTCTGGAAGTTGTAATTCAACTACTACGACAACAACTACATTAGCACCTGGATGTTACTTAGCTACTATTATAAATAATACTTCAGGATTTACATTCACAGGAGATTATGTATATTGTGGAACTAACTTCTCTCAATCATTTAGTGTTTCTAGTGGTACTTCTGCTTCATTCTGTACTCAAGACAGAAAAATAGACTTACCGTCAGGACCTAACTATACATCATCGTTCTCTGCTGTTGGTGGATGTAATTCTACAACAACAACTACGACTACTTTAGCACCAGGTTGTTACTTAGCAACTATTGTAAATAATAATATTGGAACTACATGGGTTGGTAATTATGTATATTGTGGAACTTCTGTATCTCAATCATTTAGTGTAGAATCTGGAACAAGTGCAAGTTTCTGTACTCAAGATAGAAAAATAGATTTACCACCAAGTGCATCTTATTATACTTCATCTTTTGGACCAGTAGGTGGATGTGCAGCTACAACTACTACAACTACAACATTGGCACCTGGTTGTTACTTAGCTACTATTATAAACAACAATACAGGAACTACATTTATTGGTGACTATGTATATTGTGGAAATAATTTTAGTTCTTCATTCTCAGTAGCTAGTGGAACAAGTGGTAGTTTCTGTACTCAAGATAAGAAAATTACTTTACCATCAGGACCTAACTATACTTCTTCATTCTCTGCAGTAGGAGGTTGTACAACATCAACTACAACAACTACTACATTACCACCTGCATTTAGTAATATTTACACTGCAGATGCGTGGTTTGATAGTGCAGGATTTAGTTTTGAAGTTGATTACACAGGCTCTAATGGATTATTCACATCATCAGTAATATCATAACATTATGTCATTAACACAATTATTAGGAGGTCCTGTTTGGGATGTAAATGATTTAGAGTATTCATTATTTGCAGATTTCCATTATTTTTTTAATTCAGGAAGTGTGATTAGAAGTAATCCATGGGATAGTCCTCAAGCACCTGTTGCAAAAGTATTAAATGTAAAAAATATAACTTCAAATGATGTTGCATTAAATTATGTTAATACATCAGGTAGTATAATTGCAACTACATTAACATCAGGAAGTACAACTCAAATTACAGCACAAACTTTACCATTAGGTTTAGATAATAATGCATGGTTAAGTGCATCTTTTGTATCAAATCATACAGGAACAGTTGTTGCAAGAACAACTGGAAGTAGATTTTTTGAAATGGATGCAATTAGAACTATTAGTCAACAAACAAATATGTATACCATTGCAGATGGTGCAACTACAATAACAAAGGCAACCTTATCTTTTCCAGTTTCAGGTAGTTCATTAAGATATGTATGTAGTAGAACAATCCCATATTTAGACCAACCTTTTTGGTTAATTAGAGATTTATCGGGATGTCCAGGTGGAACAACTACAACAACTAGTACCACAACTACAACAACAACAACTTCTACAACTACAACAACAACAACAACTGCAGCACCTACTACTACAACTACAACTACTCTTGCATCTCAAAAGTATTTATTGACAAGTTGTTTAGGTCCTGGTGATATCATTGGAGTATTTACAATATTAAATGCACCTTTACTAGCTCCTGGTGATGGTATACGAATTGCAGGTGGTGGTATTGCTGGATATTATTGTTTCCAAGTTAATAATACATCAACAGGTACATCATTAGGAACTTATAGTATAACGAACAGATATCCAGGCGTTCCGTGTGATGATTGTAGTGAATAAACAAATTGAATATCCTGTGTTAAATTATAAACAAAAAAGTTATGATTAGTATTAGGAATTTAAGATTTGTATCTGCACAACCGGCATCTTTGTATTATGCTTGGCAAGTTGAAGTAATGTTAAATAATTTTCAATCAATGGGTGTTAACTTAAATAATGTTGACATTGTATGTTGGAAACAAAATGGTGAAATACCAAATGAATGGAGTAAGTTAGCCGAAGGTTATCCTGCAAGATTCTTCTTTTATGATGACACAAGAGAAACAAAACATTACATCAGTTCAATTAGACCAAACATTCTAAAACAACATTGGGAAAGATTTCCTGAATTATCATTGGATGCAATCTTCTATCATGATTGTGATATTATATTTACTAAACCAATTTCAGAGTGGATTACTGATGATTTAATAATGGATGAAGAATGGTATGGTAGTGATACTCGTTGGTATATTGCTCATTCTTATATAAAAGGGAAAGGAGACGATATAATCCAAAAGATGTGTGAGATTATGGAAATGGATGAAAGTGTCATAGAAGCAAATGAAATCAATGCTATTGGTGCTCAATATCTTATGAAGAATATTGATTATGACTTTTGGAGTAGAGTAGAAAAAGATTCAGAGTTATTATTCAAACAAATTACAGACTTAAATAATATTAAGAAAAGTAAAGAACCATCATATCACGAATTACAAATATGGTGTGCAGATATGTGGGCAGTATTATGGGGTGGATGGAGAAGAGGTGCAAAAACTAATTGTCATCCTAACTTTGAATTTAGTTGGGGAACATCTACAATAGAAGATTATCATAAATTAAACATAATGCATAATGCAGGTGTAACAGCTCCTAATATGGGATTGTTCTATAAAGCACAATATATGAATGGATTACCATATAATGCAGAATTAAATATTAATCCAGGCACTGCAAGTTCAATGTATTGGAATTGGATTCAAACAACTGCATCTAAATCAGTTTTATTATGATAGAAAAAATAACATCAGAGAATCCAGAAAACCATTGGAGATTTTTAAATGTAAAAGATAAAAGAGTATTGGATATGGGTTGTTCCTTTTGGGATAGTACATGGAATGATGGTTGGTTATCATCATCTGAATATTTTATTTCAAAAGATGCAATTCAAGTAATTGGATTTGATTCTGCTATGCAAGATATTGAAAAATATGAAAGATTGTATGGTAACGATGATAGATACACTATATTTTTTTTACATATGGACTCCGAAGAAAAGATGAAATATGTTTTAAATCAGTATAAACCACAGGTAATTAAATGTGATATTGAAGGAGCTGAAATCTTTTTTGATAATATAACCGAAGATGAAATGTGGTTTGTAGATGAAATTGCAATTGAATATCATAATGAACCAACAAAAGCAATGTGTGAAAGAAAAATTAAAGAATGGAATTTTAATAATCATCAAATTTACCAATTAGGTGAATACGATATAAACAGAGTAGGAGTATATTATTATGCAAATAACTAAAGCAACTTATGGTGGGGTAGATTGTACAGGAACAATACAATCAAAAGTAAAAGACAATAGATTAGTTTTAAGGTCAGATAACAACATTATAGGTGATACTATGGTTGGTGTAGTAAAGTATCTGGAAATAACAGGAGAATTGAATGGAGAGGTATTTTCAGAAAAAGTTAAAGAAGGTGATATAGTTACTATACCAAAATCATCACATAAAAGATTAGGAATATTTTATTCTAATAATAATAATCGTGATTTATGGCCTTCTATTTACAAATCATTAGATACAATTAAGATTGCATCAGAAGGTAAAGCAGATATCGTTACATGTATGTGGAACGAAATGCCTGATAATCCGTTTCATCAATTGAATAGTTGGTATCAATCATTATCACATTTGAATCAATTACTACAAATCATGCAGTGTTTATATTCTGCAAAGGAAATGAAACAGTATGATTATGTTTCTTTTTTAGAACATGATGTAATGTATCCTATTGGATATTTTGATTATCCTGAATTTGAAAGTGGTCAAGTATATACCAATATGAATTATGGTGGTATAAATAGAGAAGGTTGGCAACATAAAGGTCAAAGTGATGAACCATTCCATGAGATGACTATGACATTCGATGACGCAATAGAACATTGTTTATCAATATTACCTAATGCATTAAGAACAAATAGTGGTATGATTGAAACACAAAAGTTAAAAAGAAAACAATGGAATTGTGAAAATCAAGCAATACACATAAATCACGGACATCATTTCACTTCACATAATTCTATTTACAGAAAAGATAATACTTACTTAGAACATCCATATTGGGGAAATCATTCGGACTACCTTCACTTATTTATCTAATCTCATTTGTTAAAAGAATATGATTAAGAATACAATTGACCTTTTGTCAACAAAAGACTATTATGGAGTATCAGAAAGAATTGATATTGCTAAAGGTAAATACGAATATCCTACATCTATAAAATCATTTTTTAAATGGTTAAAACGCAATAAACTATGGCAGAAGTAGTAGAAATCGAAGTTGATGTAAATACCAACGCAGATGAAGCAGCTGGTGCATTAGGTTCTCTTAAATCACAAATTAGAGAGACCACAACTGCCATGCAGAAATTAGAACTGCAAGGTAAAGCCACAGGTTCGGAATATGAAAAATTGCGTTCCAAATTAGATGATTTAAATGATGCACAAGATAGAGCAAAGTTTAAAGCAGGACAATTTGAAGATAGACTTGCAGCATTACCTGGACCATTAGGTGCATTGGGTAGTGGTATTAAGACTGCTGGTGACTCATTTGCAACATTTGGTAAAACACTTACAATATCATTAGGTATCGTAGGTTTATTAGTTGCTGCATTCTTTGCAATCAAAGAAGCATTATCTAAAACAAAAGAAGGACAAGAAGGATTATCTAAAGCAATGTCTGCATTCAACTCAGTTGTTGCACCTTTGTTTGCAATATTAGAAAAAGTTGGAAACATTGTATTACCTATTATAACCAAGGGTTTTGAAGCATTAGCGGGTGTGATGAATAAGGTTGCTAAATTCTTTGGAGTATCTGATAGTAAAATAAAAGAAACAACTGCATCATTAGAGGAAAATAATGAAATGGCTAAGAAGCTTGCAGATGATGAAAAGAAAAGAACAGATGCTGCAACTAAATTACAAGAAGAAAAAGATAAGAAGGCAAAAGAAGCAGCAGATAAAGCTGCAGCAAGAGCAAAAGAAGCCAAAGCAAAAAGAGATGCTGACTTAAAAGAAATACAGGATGCACAGAAAGAGGCAATGAAAACTCTTATGGCTGACCAAGAAAAAGAAGTATTTACTGTAAATGAAAAGTATTCAAAACTTGTATTCCTTGCTACTAAATATGGTGAAGATACTAAAACACTAAAAGAAGCACAGGCAAAAGAACTTGCAGCAATAGATAAGAAATACGCAGACGAAGAAGCAGAAAGATTAGAGAAGGCTAGAAAAGATAAAGAAGCTATTGATAAAAAAGTATCAGATGATTTAGAAAGGATAGCAGAAGAAAGAAAGAAAAAAGAAGAAGAGGAAGCACAGAAGAAGTTTGAGATGGAGTCTCAAGCTAGAGTAGATTCAGCAAATCTTATATTAGCTGATTACAATTATAAAAAGGCATTAGGTGATGCAACATTCCAAGATGAGATAGCTGCGTTTGATAAAACACGTCAGTTAGAAAGAGAGGATATGGTTGCAAGAAAAGTTTCAGCAGATGCATTACTTGCATTTGACAAAGAAACTGCAACTGCACGAACTCAAATAGAAGCTGCACAACAAGAAGCTAAGTTAGGTATCATCAGTAATGCATTAGGAACTATTGCAGATGCAGTAGGTAGGAATACAGTTGCAGGTAAAGCATTAGCAATTGCACAGGCAACCATAGATACTTACGCAGGTGCTACTAAAGCATTGGCTACATACCCACCTCCATTCGGTGCAATTGCAGCAGGTACTGTTATTCTTGCAGGTTTATTAAATGTTAAGAAAATTGTTTCTACTAAGATACCTACTATCCCAGGTGCAAAAGGTGGTTCAAGTGGTGGTTCAGTTTCAACTCCTGCAATCACAGCACCTACTATTCCAAATGTTCAAGCACCACAAATACAAAGTGGACAAGGTATCAATCCAACTGCACAAATAGCACAAACAATAGGTGCAGCACAGAAACCAATTCAGGCTTATGTAGTAAGTAGTCAAATATCAAGCCAACAAGCTTTAGATAGAAGAACTAATAGAGCTGCAACATTTAGTGGTGGATAAAAAATATAAACTATGTTAAAAGATAATATGGAAGAATTATTTGAACTAATATTACAAGACGAAGAAGATGGTGTATTTGCCAACTCATTCGTAGCTGCAGGAGCAATAGAAAGAGATTTTGTATACTTTTCAAACGAAGTAAAGTTTGCAGAAGTATCTGACGAAAAAAGACTTGTTGCCGGCCCTATGTTAATTCCTAATAAGAAGATATTAAGAATGAGTGAGGATGGTGAAAGATACTATGTGTATTTTAGTGAAGAGACTATTGAGAATGTTGCTAGAAAGTTTATGAAGAATGGATTTGGTGCTGAGGTAACCGAAGAACATGGTAAGAAAGTATCAGGTGTTTACTTAACTGAATTATGGTTAGTAGAACAACCAACAAAAGATAAATCAAACTTATACGGATTTACTTTACCAAAAGGAACATTATTTGCAGTATACAAAGTAGAGAATGATGATGTTTGGAAAAAAGTAAAAGACGGAACATTCAACGGATATTCAATTGAAGGTTTGTTTGAACATCGTAAATCAGATTTGAAATTATCTTTAGAGAAAGCAATAGATGAATTAACAGAAGGAGAAGCTGAAATACTATTAGGACAAATCAAAGCAATTATCAAAAAAGATAAGAGATACGGAAAAGGACAAAGAATAGAAATGGAATCATACGCTGACTATGGTAGTGGTGTATCTAATAATGCAAAAAGAGGAATAGAGTTAAACGAAAAGAATAATAATAAATGTGCAACTCAAGTAGGTAAAGTAAGAGCACAACAACTTGCAAAAGGAGAACCTATTTCAGTAGAGACTTTGAAAAGAATGTATTCTTATTTAAGTAGAGCAGAAGCATACTATGACGAAAGTGATATGAATGCTTGTGGAACGATTAGCTTCTTACTTTGGGGAGGTAAGGCAGGATTAGGATATAGTAGAAATAAATTAAGAGAGTTAGGATTACTAACTGAAACGGAAGCTGCACCTGCAGGATATATGCCATCAATACCTAATTCAACATATGCAGGAGAACCTGCTAAAAAGAAAAAGAAAGATGACAAGTAATGTTGTAAATAAAAAGTTAGTTGAGTTTATATCACAAGAAATCAGTTTTTCTGAATTTGAGGATATATTACTTAATCAAGCAACTGCATCAAACCCTGCAAGAGTAGGTTGGATAACTGAAACAGGTAAGAAAAGATATTACGATATGTATTGGATTGACGGGCCTATCGGTAATGGAATTGCAGGAGGTAGTGATACAAAGGCTGAAATGGATATGTATAATATTCCAGTAGTAGGACTAGATGGTGATTGGAGAACATTGGACTTCAACACAGTATACAAAGTAAGATTTAATAATAAAACATACAAAGTAAATAACTAATATTATGCCAGTAAATGTAAAATCAGGTGAGAGTGAAAACGATTTTATCTCTCGTTGTATAGGTGAAGAAATCAATAATGGATATGAACAATCTCAAGCTGCAGCAATTTGTTACTCATATTGGGACAAAGAAAATATGTCTAAAATAAAAGACACATCAGCTAAAGTAATGGCTGCGGTGACATACAATACAAAATTCAGAGGTATCAATCTAAAAGATGCAAACGACCCTTGTTGGGAAGGTTATGAACAGTATGGTACAAAGGATATGGATGGTAGAGAAGTTCCTAATTGCATTCCAATACAAGACTAATTATGGAAAATATATACACAGTAATCATAACTGCAATAACTACATTAGGTGGTGCATCTGCATGGAGATTCTTTGAGAAAAGAGCTGCAGTAAAAGAAGATAACGAAAGATGGATTAAAAATGATTGTTCGTCTCGTATATCTAAACTAGAAGCTTTATTACAAGAATCGTCTGATGAGAAAGAAATTATGAGAGCACAAATCTTAAAATTAGTTGAAGAAGTATCTGCATTAAGAGTAGAGATAAAATACCTACAACAAAATAGGTTATAACCTAATTTAAGACACTTTCTTTGTAAAGTAAGGTGAATATACGAAAAGTAACTAAACCCTCAGAAATGGGGGTTTTTTATGCTTTTTAAAAATACATGTACTTATATTTGGTAGTTTAATATATTTGCCGTATATTACATATATCAAACAAAAAACATATAGTGTAGGATACTATATTAAAGATAACGGAAGAAATTCCAAAACACACCCCTGAGAATTATGAAATCCTACTTCATAGTTCAACGGGGTTTTTAATTAAATTATGGCAAAGAGATTTACCGACACCGACAAATGGAAAGATGAATGGTATACCGAATTAAGTAGTGATTATAAAATCATTTGGCAATACCTTTTAGACACCTGTGATAATGCAGGAGTTTATAAACGAAACATTAAATTATTAAATTACTATTGTAATACTAATGTATCAGCTGAAGATATATTAAAAGTATTCAACAAAAGAGTTAGTCAATTAACTGATGACAAATGGTTAATAAATAAATTCTGTGTTTATCAGTATGGAAATGATTTTTTAGAAAGCACTAACAAAGCAGTATTATCTGCTGTAAAGATATTAGAACAAAATAATATTATTAAGTGGACTGGAAAGTTAATAGACTATGCATATGGTAAAACTGATACAAGACAAAGAAAAGAGTATAAGGTATTGATAGACTATACTAACCCTATTGATACCCTATCCATAGAGTATCCATACCCTATCGATACCCCCAAGGACAAGGACAAGGTTAAAGACAAGGATAAAAACAAGGAACAAGTTAAAGCAACGGACAAGTCTAAGGACATTGTCCTGGATAGTGATATAGAACAAGGACTAAGTTATAGAGTAGCTTATAAACTATATCAACAATTATTAAACTATGAAATACCTTTAAGTGAATATAGTGAGATATATGATGATATATCAGAAATAGGATGGGATAAATTCTTTGCTAAACTAAATTTATCAGTTGAGCAACAAAAAGAATTAGACACAACAATTACAATTAAATTAAATCAATAAGTTATGAATTGGAAAAAAGACTGGGAAGATAAATTAAGTAATGAATTTCAAGAATGTACTTGGGAAGAATTGCAACAATTATTAAAAGATGCATATGATATTGCATTAGGTGATAGAAACTATAATCATCAATATACACATTTGATATTACACAATCTTAAATTACTCGCTGAATATGGTATAGAAAAAATAACATTTAAACAATGGAAATCATTTAGAGCGTATGTGCATGATGTAAAAAGACAAAATATAAAAATAGAAGATATATTTGTTAATGTAAAATAATTTGATTATATTTAAAAAGTAATTTGTTATACATGAGATAGGATTAAAAAATACTTCATTGCTATTCAGCATTACAATATGAAGTTCCTATTCAACATATTACAGACCAGGGTTTTTTGTCATTCCCTGGTCTTTTTTATGCGTTTGGGTTTTTAAAATGATATATATGTTTGGTAATATCAGTAATTATTTGTATATTACATCATAACAAAAACATAAATAAAATGACAACAGATTTAAAAAGACACCCAGTATTTACAACTTACGCATCGGACATAGATGGTAATATTTATTCTCTTAAATTTAATAAGGTTAGACAATTAGCAAAGGTTCCTCATACTAGAGGATATCAGCAATTTTGTATACATGAGAAAGGAGAAGGTAAAATGTATCTTATCCATAGGTTTGTATATGAATGTCACAAAGGAATGATTAAAGATGGATTACAATGTCATCACATAGACCATGACAAACATAACAATACATTAGATAACTTACAACTTGTAGACCAATTAGACAATATGAAATACGGAATAGAAGCAGGAGTATTATATGGTGCTTCAAATCCAAAACACCCACATTATAGAAATTAAAATTATGAAATGTATTTTCCCGTTTGGCTCATGGTTAGAGTCTTTGATTGATGTAATTACATTTGGCTGGGGTAAATCCCTAGCTGGATGGATTGCATGGACTTTCTTTAAAAACCCAGATTGTGGTTGTGAAAGTAGAAAACAATATTTAAATAAGTTATTCAATTGTGATAACTTCGGACAAATTAAATTATAAAACAAAATATATGATAGCAGAAAAAGCAAACTTAGACGGAACACCAGTAAATAACATTGACAAGGATAGTCTTTATATGGTAGATTTCAGTAGATGTACAAATGTGAATGACCTTATGATAATCCTTAGTAGTATTGGATTTACATTTAGTCCTTATCATCCTGCATTTGAAACACTTAGACCATTCTTAGATTTATCTAAACCAATTCCTGCAAGACAACCAATGCCTCAACCTGAGCAAAAGGAAATGAAATTACCAAAATTGAAAAACTTAAAGAAGTAATATGGAAGTAGATACAACAACATTACCACCAGAAATATTTCATCCATACACTCCATTAGAGTATGCAGAATTGAAAGAAACGATGCAATCAATTAGCACACATATACCTAATGATAAAATGGGTTGGGTATGGAATAATCATAATAAGATATTAAAAACAACCGAACCACAACCTTGTTCATGTGGTTCTGCATCAGGCCATTGGGTAAGAGCAGCAACTACGATTAGAGAGTTTATTAAGAAAGTTGAGCAAGGTGTCTAACGAACTTACTAGTAGTATGCAACTTGAGTGTAATAGAAGATTGGAAAACTTTTATAAAGATAGTTCTGTCTGGTTGCACCAAGTTTCATACAACATCACAAAGAACAGAGAAGAGTCGGAAGACTTGGTTGCTGACCTTTGGGAATATCTAATTAAGAAGTGCCATCCTAAATTGTATTGGAAAGAATCATACAATAGAATGTATGCAATGGCATTTTTGAAACATAGATGGATAAACAAAGTTAAGAAGTTAAATAGAGTAAAGTATATAGGTGAAGTAGTGCATGATGACCCGTTTGAAGAATATGATTATGATTTAGATATGAATATAGTATCAGCACATGAAGAAGTATTACAAGAGTTAAAAAGACTAGAAAGAACAAAGATGTGGACATCAGCTAAACTATATTCTATGTATTGGATGGGAGATGACACACTACAAGAATTAGCAGATAAGATAGGAATAAGTAAGTCAACAGTATTCATTCAAATCAAAAGAATGAGGAAGCATTTAGAAAAAGTTATAGATAATCCATTTGATGTTTAAGAAACCATTTAATAAAGTAGTAGGAGAGACACGAAGATGTAAGGAATGTGATAAAGAGTTCCATACATTTAAACCAAGATGGAATTGCAAAGAATGCGTTTCAAAGATAAATTACGAAACTGCTAAAAAGAAGTATGGTGAAGGTGTACCATCAACTGGCAGATGGGCAGGATTACCCCTAAAAAAACCATATCCATTTGATAATAGAACAAGTGCTGCATCTAATAGATTTTGTTCAATTCGGACTGCATTAAGTAATGCATGGAAAGAATATCAAAAGACAGGAGATAAATCAGTAGTAATTGCACATTATGATAAACAACTAAAAGAAATAGAAGAGAATGGAATAATGACTTGGATATTAGATAGAAGATGTGATGCATCTAAAAAAGAAAGGTCTAAGAATATGATTAGAAATGATTACCCGGACACAAGAGGTCATTATGAATACTAATGCAAGATACACAAACCGATTAGAGTTATTCTTTGATTGGCAGTTTATAAAACATTGTGACTTTGTATTAGTATCGGATGATAAGATAGACTACCATATGTTTATGATATACGATAGTGATGGAGCATTGCTACATGGATTTCACATAGAAAGAATACAATATGAAAAATAAGAATAAAGACATAGATGAGATATGGGTTCTCATTCTTGCATACCTGTTCACCATTGGATTATCTATCGCATGGTGTGTATACACTAACAAATAAAGTTAGGAGTGTTAAAATAACATAAGAAAACAAATTATGCCATTCGAGAAAGGAAATCAATTAGGAAAAGGTAGACCTGCAGGACAACTGAATAGAAGTACTGAACAGGCTAAACTTACTATTGCTAGACTTGCTAATAGAGGATTAGATAACATTAGTGAAGATTTAGAGAAAATAAGAAAGCAAGACCCATTAGAGGCTGCAAAGTTGTATTTGAAGTTATTAGAATATATCGTGCCAAAGAAAACACAAATGGAATTAAGTGGACAGATAGACCAAAGGATACATCAGATATCAATCAACATAAATAGAAAAGACATTGGAACTAACGATTGATACAACAATTACATTTGACAATATATTAAAAAGTATTGCAAGAGTTACACACCATATCGGAGGAACGAGAAGTGGTAAGACTTATGCAATCATTCAGTTTCTAATATTTGATGCATTACAAAACAAACAAACCATTACTATTGTAAGAAAGACTATACCCTCATTAAAGAAAACAGTAATGAAAGACTTTAAAGAGATAATGCAAAACTTAGGAATATGGGATGAGAGTAGTATGAATATTGCAGATAGGATATATGCATTTCCTAATGGTGCAACAATACAATTCATAAATACAGACGACCCGGACAAATTGCGTGGATTAAAATCTGATGCGTTGTTTATCGATGAGGCTAATGAGGTTGACGAAGATGCATACTTTCAGTTGAGTATAAGAACAACAGGTAAAATTATTTTAGCTTATAACCCTACTATATCTCCTTATCATTGGTTAAGAAAGATGGAGGATTGTGAAAGATTTAATACTAATTACAAAGACAATCCATACTTGCCAAAAGAAATGGTCACATCAATTGAAGCATTAGAAAGTAAAAACCCTAAACTATGGAAGATATATGGATTAGGTGAATACGCCGCTAATGATAAAGCAATATACCAATTTGAAGTTGTAGATAACTTTGATGCAGAGTTTGTTGCGTTTGGTTTGGACTGGGGATATGGTGGAGATGAACTTGCATTAGTTGCAGTATTCAAAGAAGGTGAGAATCTTTATTTAGAGGAATTGATATATGAGAAAGGAATGGTTATGAAAGATATTAGCGATAGATTGGAAAAGTTAGGTATAGATAAATCACATGAGATATTCTGTGATAGTTCAGAACCAAGAAGCATAGAGGAATTATATAGATGTGGATTCAATGCTAAAGCAGTTAAGAAAGGGCCTGATAGTATTAGGTTTGGTATTTCAGTATTGCAGAATTATAAACTACATATCTTAAAGACATCAACTAATTTAATAAACGAAATGTATGGATATCAATATGCAACGGATAAGCATGGATATACAACTGACACACCAGAAGGTGGATTAGACCATTTGTTAGATGCAATGCGATATGTAGGTATGATGAAGTTAACACAAAAAGCAGTAAGAAAAGGAAGTTATGCAATTACAATCAGATAATATGAAAGAACAAGTATGGACATCACAAGAGATTAAAGACCTAATTAGTTATGCAAAAGAGATGCAACACCAAAACGAAACACTCCGTGCACAACTAATAGCAATGAATGCTAAGTTAAACAACGAAGAAGCAAAGAACAAAAAACTATTGATTACAATAAACTATTTAACAAACAACTACGACTACTAATATGAAAAAGACAATTAAGGTGCTTGCACTAACAGAATGGAAAGATGTTACTCTAAAGAAGTATTTACATATGATGGCTGACATTGAAGCATATAAAGATGATGAAGATGCAGTGACTGCGTTAATGTTACATCACTTAGCAGGAATACCATACGAAGAAATGAGTAATCTATCTGCTGAAAGTTTTAACATGCTAAAAGAAAAGATATCAAAGTTCTTAAAGCCTGAGCATATGGAGTTACATAAGTTTGTAAAGATTGCAGATGTTGAATACGGATTTGAACCTAACTTATCAAAGATGACTTATGGTGCATATGCAGACATATCTCAGTATGATACGATTAGTATAGATAAGAACTGGGGCAAGATAATGTCAATACTATACAGACCAGTAACTAAAAAGGATAGACATGGTTTATATCAAATAGAAAAGTATACAGGCGTTATAGATGATAAGGTATGGTTAGATGTAACTATGGATGTGCACTTTGGTTGTTTGTTTTTTTTTCTCAATTTGCAAATGGACTTAATGAAAGATACCCTGAAATCTTTGACGGAGACGGAGTTTCATCCCAGCATCAATACAATTTTGGCAGAAAGTGGAGAAGCTATTCAACAATATTCGAACTTGCTGAAGGAGACATCGAAAAAATAGATAGAGTAGTAGAAGAACCATTAGAGAAATGTTTATTGTTTCTTGCATATAAAGCTGATAAGAATCAATTAGAAACTCTGTTGCATAAGGAGGTTATTAAGTCTATGAAATAATCAACCATTTTTGGAAATAAGATTGTTAAACATAAAACATTACATATGCCTTGGAGCAATAGTAGAAATGGTGCATTAAGATATTCAGTTAATCGTGAGAATAACTCAGGGTATTATATAGGGCCAACAAGAGGATTATCATCACCTAAGAATAGTAGACGAGCATGTCTATGTTTAAACGAAGACACTTACGATGTTAAGTGTTGTCAAGGTGCATTGATGCAACAAGGTATTGGTGTAATCCAAGGAACACCTGTTCCAAACATAGGTGCATTCTCTGATGGATATAGTGATGGTTTCAATATTGGTTCTCCGTTAAATTAAAATATATGTCATTGAACAAACAGCAATTAGAAGCAGTAAATCAGGCAAACTTTCCTGACAATAATAGTAAGTTTATTACTCCCGAATTATTAAGAGAGTTTAATACTGATATGATTGATGCAATACAACTAACAGGGTCGTATGCAACAACTGGCTCTAACACATTCGTAGGTAATCAAACAATCACCGGTAACTTGAGTGTTAGTGGTGTTATCTCTGCAAGTGTATTATATGTGCAAACAGAAACTGCATCAGTAATATACTCATCAGGCTCAAACCAATTAGGTGATGAGTTGACAGATATACAAACTCTAAGTGGTAGTGTAAAGATACAAGGACAACTTTTAATAAATGGTGTTCCTTTAACTTCTGGTAGCACAACAGATACAGGTAGTTTAGTTACTACTGCATCTTTTAATGCTTATACCCAATCTACGGATTTAAGACTTAATTCTTTAGAAACTAATTCGGCTAGTGTCAATGTATCAATAAGTAATTTAAATGGAACCACAGCAAGTTTAAATACTTCTGTGACTGCTTTAAATCAATTCACACAATCACAAGCTGCATTAAACGGAACATTTGCAACAACCGGTAGTAATACATTTACTGGCAATCAAATAATAGATAGAGCAAGTAAGTTATATACTAACGGAATATATTGGACTGATGTAACTGCTGGATTCAATAACTTAGAAATTATAAATCAAGGTGGAGGTAATTTAGATTTAGCTGCTTTGAATGGTGGTAAGGTAAGAATAGTAAACACACCTTTAGTTTTAACAGGTAGTGCTTTATCATCATCAAACGACATTTCTACATCAGCAAACATATATGGTGCTAACTTAACTGGTAGTACATTACCTGCAGGTGTTATATCATCATCTGCACAAATTACATCATTAGGATTTGTTAGTTCATCTGTAACTGCATCATCTTTAATTACTGCATCATTTGACAATGGTACAAGAAACTTAACATTTACTAAGGGAGATAATACAACCTTTGCAGTTAATATTCCTGATGTTAGTGGTAGTACAATCAATACAGGTAGTTTCATTACAACAGGTAGTGCATCAACTGGAAGTCAAACTATATTAGGAGATTTTAATTTCGACACAACTTATACAGGCAGTTATCCAATAACAGACCAAGGTGCTGGTGGAAGTAATGTTGTAGAAGTATCATATGGTGAATTTGGTTCAGACTCTTTAATGTTATATTGGGCAAATAATAATTGGGTTGGTATAACAGTAAATGGACCTGGTGTAACAAATGCAACAATCACATCTACTAATTTCGGTGCAAACTATGAAGTAACTTTAAGTAGTGGAACTGTAACAGGTGGTGGAACATATACATTTAGTGGTCTTGCATTACAAACTATAAGTTTAACAGGTTCGCTTGAATCTAGTTTTGAAATTAGAGCAAGAGATACATCAACTGGCCAAAGAGCAGTAATGGATGTAAGAGGTTTTTATTCACAAACTGCTGATAGTTCAGTACAAGCGGGTGCATCTACCGATGGTGGTGTGTATACCAGTTTAAATACTGATACTTACAATATTATTAAATTGGCAGTAACTTCATCACAAGTATTAGATGGTAGTGGTAATCCTACACCATTTAATAAACCACAAATTGCAGTTGCACAAAACAACGCAGGTCAATTTACACAAATTAGTTTTGAAGGCAATGGTGATTACACAAATGGAACTATAACTGTTCACAAACCTTTATTCGTATCTTCTTCATTAAATGTAAGAAATACATTTACTGCATCTTTGCAACAAGGATATGTTTGGGTAGGAGACTCAACTGGTAAAACAGTAACAGTTGCAACTTCATCATTCGGTGGAGGTGGAACATTACCTTCTGGATTATTATCATCATCTGTTACAAACTTTGTTGACTATTCAGCATCAGTCGATAGTAGAATAAATGGTATAGTAACTGGAACAGGTTTCGCAACAACAGGTAGTAATACATTTACCGGCAATCAAACATTAGTATCCTCATCATTATCGTTGCAAGGAAGTGGTAATTTCACTATGCCGAACGGATTTAACATTAGTGCTAATTCAGGTCAGATAACTAATCTAGCTGCAGCAAACACAATACAATTTATTACAGAAGGAGCTGCAGGACCTGGTGGAACAAATGATATTAAATTTATCAATAGAGTAAGTGGAAGTAAAATTATATTTGAAAATACTCAAGGAGGACAAGGTAATACAATAGAATTTACTGCAGGAGCAGTTAGTTTTGATATAGGTGCTCGTTCTGGTTCGACCGGTAAAGTAACTTTTGGTAGTAACACAACATCAATAGAATCATTAAACACACCAATTACTGCATCTGCATTTAAAGCAGGAGCAGGTGGTATCAATTCAGCAGGTGCTTTGACTGCATCTTTACAACAAGGATATGTGTGGGTTGGTGGAGCAGGTGATGTATCTACATTAGTTGCAACATCATCATTTACAATAAATACAGGTAGTTTTGCAACAACCGGAAGTAACACATTCACAGGTGACCAAACTCTAATAGATAACGCAGGTAACTTCTATACAATATCAGATGCATCAGGTAGTATGATGTTAGTAGCAAAAGGATTTACATCTGCATCTGCACATTTATCTGCATCTTCTGCAGGTATTGGAAACTTTATATTCAAAACAAATAGTAATACGGCAGATACAATTATATCTGGTAGTAACAACATCTTTACAAACCCAGCAGCACCGACTGCAGGATTTAAAAGATATATAGGTGGTAATTCAAATACTTACTTAGGCCCCGCAGCAGTTCCACAAATAAGTGCTTCCATGGCATTCTCACCTGCAATGAACCAAAATAATATTGTGGGTGTAGTAACTATGAGAGGACCTGTTAGTTCATCCGCATACAGTATGCTACAAAATAATATTTTAGGAACTGTATCCATAGGGCCTAATGCAACATCTAATGCAGAGAAATTGACTAGTGGATTATCAATGACTACTAACAATATACTAGGTACATTAAATATTACTGCAAATCAAAGTGCATTAACAGGGTCTACTACAACATTAACGAGTAATACTATTGCGGGAACTGTAAGTTTACAATTAAGTTCATCTGCAGTTTCAATGTTCAATAATATTATCAATGATGCAGGATTTACTTTTACAAATCAATTCTTTTCATCATCTGCCGGATTAGGAAGTGTTGCAGTAAATAGAAATAATATTGCAGGACAATCCAACTCAATTATAGTAGTAGGTGCACAACCCACAGCAAGTACAAATGCAACATCATTTAGTGATAACTTTATTGGTGGTGGTGCTAACATTCTTTATGGTGATATTGCAAACGCAAGAATAGTTAGTACAAATGCATACCATAACGCAATTAGAAATATTATATTCGGAAATGGATTAATTGTCACAGGTAGTAGTTTATTAAGTGACACAACTTCATTCGGTTCTGCATTCTTTGGTAGATGGAACTCTATTGATGGAAATAAAGATTTAACCAATGAAACTATATTTGCAGTAGGAACAGGTACATCAACTTCTGCAAGAAAGACAGGTTTCTTAATAGATAGTGGGTCTAACACATTCATAGAGGGAACTCTTAATGTAAGTGGAAGTTTATTATTAAACGGAACACCAATAACATCTATTTCAACTGGTAGTTTTGCAACAACTGGAAGTAATACATTTTTTGGACAACAAACAATAAACTTATCTGGAACTGCACAAACCCTTGCAACTCAAATTGGAGGTAATTCAACTCAAGTAGAAACTGATATGTATGTTGATGGTGGAAACTATGATACATTCAATGTTTTTGTATCTGCATCAAATGGTGTATACTTACGTGATTTT